GATCAATTGCGGGCCATTGCAAATAGTAAGGTGAAGGCGGGCAAGCTCAAGGCAGATTTCAAGGCGCTGCTCATCGTCACGCACCCGGCGCGAAACGCCGCGCCTGCGCCCGTGGCGCCTGTTGCAACACCTGCCCCAACGCCAAAGGCTGCACCTGCGCCAACGCCGAAGCCTGCGCCGCAGGTAGTGGCAAAGGCTGAAGCCCCGAAGGCCGCGCCCAAGCCTGCAAGCCCAACCGTGGCAGATCAGGTGGGCAAGGCGCTTGAGGGTGTAGATTGGGAGGCGGTCAGCGGGAGGGCGCTTACAGCCGCCACAGGTGCGGCGGCGGCTGCTTCAAAGGTGAAAGGTGCCCCCGCAAAAATGATGACGTTTATCAAATACATCAAAGACAACACGGGCATTGACGAAGCCCTGATCGAATTTGTGCGCACGTTTGTGACGGTGAGCATCAGCGTGGCGCTTGGTTTGGGTATCCCGCTGCTAGACATCAGCGGGGGAGATTTCCGCACGGTGCTTTCAGCCGGGCTTGCCTCAGGGTTGCAGGTATTGGTGAAATACCTTGACCCGAAAAACAGCGCCTTCGGCATCAAAGAAAAGCCCTAACACACACGCTGCCACACAGGTGGCACAACATCGGGTGTAGGCTGCGAATAGTCACCTAAACAGGTGGCACGTAGATTGGAGGTACCCGATGAATGCGCTTGATGAATTGCGGGCTTTGAGCCGCCCGCGCAAAGGCCCACCGTGCGGCATGACCGCGGTGCACCTTGAGGGTGAGGATTGGGAAACGTTGCAGGTAGGGCTTGCCGATCCCGCGATTACCGCGAAGGCGTTGATGGCGTGGCTTGCAAAGCGTGGCTTCACCCTTTCGTTTTGGACAATCGCCCGGCATCGCCGTGGTGAGTGCGCGTGCAAATCATGAGTGAGGAATTGCAGCTCGAACAGCGCCTGCATGAGGTGACCGAAGCCCACAAACGGGCTCTGCGCCAATTGGCAAAGCGCGATGCCGCCCGTGAAGAATTGGTGGCGGCGGTGTATCAGGCCGCGAAAGATGCGGCGCTTAGCATCACCATTGCACCCGTGCCAAAGCCAAAGGCATCAGGCAAAAAGGGCGAAGCCGAAACATTGGTGGTGCTCTTGGGCGATTGGCAATTGGGCAAGCATTCCGAAACCTACGGCATTGACATTGCGAAGGCACGCATTGCCCTGTTGGCTTCAAAGGTGCAGCGGCTCATTGAGCTGCACGGCACCCCTGTCAAAGAAATTGCGTGCGTGCTCTTGGGCGATTTCGTAGAGAGCGATGGAAACATTTTCCCAAGCCAAGCCTATGAGGTAGAGCGCGGCGGTTTGTACGTGCAGATTTTTGAGGGCGCGGGCATGCTTGCGCAATTCGTGCGATCAATGGCAGCGCTTGCACCGAAGGTGACCGTGCGCGGGGCGATCGGAAACCACGGGCGGTTGGGCCGCTTCGGTGATCATTCGAATGAATCAAACGCCGATGCGATTTTGTACCGCGTGGCGGCTGAGCATCTCAAGAATGAAAAGCGCGTTGATTGGCGCGAGAGCCTCACGATGGGTGGGCGCCATTGGTATGACACGCTGAATCTGCCGGGTGGCAAAACCGCCATGTTGGTGCACGGTGATCAATTCAGGGGCGGCGCTTTCGGGCTGCCGTACTACGCAATTGCGAAGCGCGCACAGGGTTGGAATCTTTCGGTGCAGCCGTTCGATTTTCTCTTTTACGGCCATTGGCACACGCCTGCAAGGTTGGTGCTATCCGATGGGGCGCATACGGTGTGGGGCAATGCAAGCATTGAATCTTCAAACCGCTACGCCCAAGAATGGTTGGCAGCAAGCGGCACCCCTGCGCAATGGGCGCTTTTCTTCGGCAAGGGTGGCGTGACCGCCGAATACCTTGTGCGCCTTGAAGATGCCAACGGCTGACTATGAGCTGAAGCCCTGCCCGGTTTGTGGGGAATCGGGCAGGCTTTACGCCTACGGGGAGCAGGTAGCGAATACGGGGCCGCACGGGGTGGCTTGGGTGCTCAGCCAAAGCCTGTGTGGGCTGTGTCTCAGGGTGGTGGTTGAGGCGGCACAGGCAGGGGGGTTGCCCGATCCTGAAACAGGGGGTTGACACCCGCCAACCGTTAGCCTTATTCTTCAGGGGTCAGGGAAACAGCCCCATGTGGGGCGCCTGTCATGGAGGTACGAAATGGCAAAGGCAACAATTCAGGTGAGCATTGATCAGCGATGCGAGCTTGGCACGCATTATTCATTCGCTGAGCGTGGCAATGCAACGATTGTTCAAAAGCCAACGCGCTGTTTGGTGCGTAAGGATTGCGGCCAAGAGATTGCCGCCGGTGAAGCAGGCGTGATTTGGTATTTCGCACGCCGCAACATCAACAACACGGTGGTGGGCGTGCTCTGCAATCGCTGCGATGCTGAGATGGTTGAGGTTGCGGATAGTGAGGTGAACGCATGAGCGCGAAGGTAAGCCCAACGGGTTTGTACCAATACGTGGTGAAGCAGGGTGACAGGCTCTGCGTTGATTGCATCAATGAGGTGATCGAAGAAAACCCCGGCATGCGCCGCGATGAATGGCGCCCTGCCCGCATTGAGGATTTTGACGCTGAGGCCTGTGATGCATGCGATTGCGTACCTGCCGCTGAGATTGGCAAGGTGATGGCATGAGCTCAGCGTTTTGGAATCTCTGCCCCGTATCTGCCCGCCACGGGTATTTGCAGGTGGTGAAGAATGCGCAGGGCGGCTTGATTGCCGTATGCGCCAAATGCTATGTGCCCGTGAAGGGGCGCGAAAATCTTTTGGGAGGTGGCAAATGATTCGGGCAATTCAGGAATTTTTGACCTTCGCAATCTTTGTGGGTTGCATCATCGTGGTGCTAATCGTTGGCGGCGCAGCGTGAGCGCCCTGAATCGGGGCGGGCAGCCCCGCGTGGTGGGCGGCCTGCGTAAGCCTTCAAGCCTTGAAATGTTTGCATTCGATGAGCGCCGCCGCCAACGGCAGCGCCTCACATTCGCATTCATGGTGGTGGTGATTGCCGCTGCCGTGATCGTGCGATGGGTAGGCTGACCGTGCCAACCTACGATTACCGCTGCAACGATTGCGGCATTTTTGTGAGCGTCACCCACACCATCACGGGCACGGTTTCATTGAGCTGCTCCCAATGCAAGGCTGAAATGGTGTTGCAGATCCCGGCGGCATCGGTGGTGTTCAAGGGGGAAGGTTGGGCAAAGAAAGATCGGGGGGCGAAGGCATGAAGCACGCATCGTTTTTCAGCGGCGTGGGCGGCCTTGATCTTGGGTTTGAACGCGCCGGGATTGAAACCGTAAGCGTCAGCGAAATTGACCCGTACGCCAACGCTGTGTTGGCTGAGCGATTCCCAAGCGCCATCAATCTTGGGAGCATTACGGAGGTAAACGCGCATGAAATCCCCGAAGCAGACATTTGGAGCGGCGGCTTCCCCTGCCAAGATCTCAGCGTTGCAGGCAAGCGGGCAGGATTTGCAGGGCGCCGATCAAGCCTTGCCTTTCGATTTATTGACCTTATGGCCGAGCGAAAGCCCCGATGGGTGGTGTTGGAAAACGTACCGGGGCTCTTCACTTCAAACAAAGGCGCTGATTTCGGAAGGCTTCTCTATGAAATGGAGCGCATCGGGTATGGCGTTTCGTGGCGAATTCTCAATGCTCAACATTTCGGAATCGCCCAACGCCGCCGCCGCGTGTTCATTGTCGCAAGTCTTGAATCTGACCGCGCCGCGCAGGTTTTGTTTGAGTGCGAAGGCGGCTGCGGGCATCTTGAGGCGAGCGAATCGCCGTGGCAAAACCCTGCCACCTACGCTTCAAGAGGCGTTGCAGGCTCTGGCAACGGGATCGGAGAGCAGCCAACAGGTGAGGCGGTTGACGCCAACCGAATGCGAACGGTTGATGGGTTGGCCGGACGGTTGGACAATCGCGGAGAATTGGAAACGCTAGGGGCTGACGTTCACCGCACCCTGCAAGCACGTGATTGGAAAACAGGGGTGAACAATCAAGACATTGCCGCGCTGAGCCGTGGCGAAGGCTTTTTGGTTGGGTATCAAACCCGCGTTGATGAAACCAACGGCAGCTTCACCCTCAATGAGGTTGAGATTGCCAACAGCCTTTCGGCGCTCTGGCCAAGTGATAGCAGCCACCGTTCGATGACGTTGATTCAGGCGCCAAATGAAACGGTGCTTTCATTCCCCTCACGCTTTGGGGCAAATGCGCAGGTCACCGAAGGGCAGGCGCAATCTTTTGCGCATAGTGCCGGGGCACCTGCCGTGTTTAGAAAGGCAGCCCGTGCGCAAACGGCTGAGGATTCTGAAACATGGGTTGAAGGTGAGGTGGCAAACACCCTGAACGGGTTTGACGTGGGCGACACGCGCACCACGCATGCCATTCTAGGTGGCACCGAAGAGCCCGATGATCTATTGCCGATCGGGCTTGATTCACACCGCTACCGCACCTGCGGCAACGGCGTGGTTGCCCCTGTGGCTGAATGGATCGGGCGGCGGATCGTAGAGGTGCACCGCCGATGGCAAAAAGAGGCCTAAAACATGAGCAGAAAAGGCGTGCGCAAACACGGTGGGGAATGGCACCAAAGCGATCCTTGCCCTGCATGCGTTGAAGGATTCGATGCGGTTGAGCCGTATGAAGATTGGACAGGTGAGGGGGTTGAATGTTCAAGGTGTTGGGATAAGCGCGAAATTTGCAAAACGTGTGAAGAATTTGAAGCAAGAATTTAGGAGGTTGGAAATGGCAAAGGCATTTGAATTTGTGAAGGCTGTGCAGCGCTCTGAGGCGTGGCATGAGCTGCGCCGGTCAGGGCTTGGGGCTTCAGACATGGCAGCGGTCATGGGCGTGAGCCCGTACCGCACGCCCTATCAATTGTGGGCTGAGAAAACAGGCACGGTGCCACCACAGGTGGTTGGGGCAGCGGCCCAACGGGGCGTGATCCTTGAAGATGCCGTGGCGCACTACTACGAAATTGAACGCGGTGTGAAGCTGCGCAAATCCAATGGCATCGTGCGCTTGAAGCGGCACCCGCGCATCATGGCAAGCCTAGATCGAACGATCGTGGGCAAGCCTGAAGGCATCGTTGAAATCAAAACCTCAGCCTCACCGCGTTGGAGCATGTACCCCGTGCCACCTGAGGTGGTGGTGCAGGTGACCACCCAAATGGGCGTGGTAGGGGCTGAATGGTGTGACGTGGTGGCGCTGTTGGGTGGTTTGGTGTTCAAGATTGAGCGGGTGCAATTTGACCCGGCGCTGTGGGCTGAGATTCAGCGCAGCGCCATGCTGTTTCTTGAGGCCGTAGATACCAAAACGCCACCCGCGATGGAGGCGCTAGATGCCGCCGCCTATGCAATGGCAACGCCTCAGGCTAGTGACGTGATCATTGAGGCCGATGAAAAGATTGAGCGTGTCTATGAGCAGCTCAGGGAATGCAACACCGAATTGCATTTCTTGGAGCAGAAAAAGGGCGCGCTTGAAATGATCGTCAAAGAGGCCATCGGTGAGCACGGCGGCATTGCAGGTGGCAATTGGGCAATCTATTGGCGCCAATCCCGCGCAACGCAGGTGATCGATTGGCAGGCGATTTCGGAAACCCTGCAAGCGGTTGCCCCACAAACGTTTGATGAGGCGTGCAAGCGCTTCACCAAAGAAAAGCCGGGCACGCGCCGATTCATCGTGCGTGATGGTGGCGCCAATGATTGATTACGTGCCGAAGGGCGAGATGGTGACCCTCACGCAGGCGGAATTTGAAGCGGCGTGGGCGGTGGGTGAGGCGCGTGAGGCGGCCAATGCAGGGGTAGGCGATGCGCGCCACTATCAGGGCATTGACCGCACCAAAGCCGATGATTCGCTGACCTCACATTGCGTGGCTGCCGTTGCCGAATACGCCGTTGCGAAGCTCACGGGGCAGGCGTGGCACGGGTTGGCTTGGAGCCGTGACGATCACGGCGCCCATCGCAACGATCCTGACGTGGGGCAGCGCATTG